ACAAGTTGTTACTACACAAACTAGAGCTAACAATTCACTTCATACACCAACTGATGCTACATACGATCACATCACAGGTATTATGGAACTTACTATTGGCGCACACACATATTCTGTCGGTGATAGAGTTGTGATTGCTGAAAACGGTCTTACATTCTCTTGCCCAGATGATCTTAACGCACCAGTGAATATTTCACACCCACGTTCAACTGATCCATTGTTTAACACTCCAATCGCAATTACGGCTGTAACTGGAACAACAATCACAATGGACGCAGGTGCTGCTGGTGTTGACAAAGTTCACACTTTTGTAAGTGCTACAACAGACTGTGTAAGCAACGCAACTATGCAACCTACATACACACCAACTGCTGGTTCTTACGACCCTGTAGGTGGAGAGTTTACTGTAGAGATTGGCGTACACAGATTGTCTGTTGGGGATTACATCATTGTCGATCAAGAGGGTATTACATTCTCTTGCCTAGACGAAAGCGATAATGTTATTAACATATCTCACCCAAGAACAACTGATCCTTGGTTCAATGAGCCAATGGAAATATTAGAAGTAACAGCTACTTCAATTACTATGAATGCTGGAGATGCTAATGGTTATGCTAGACCACACACATTTGTGAGTGCGACAGCAAATTCATTCAGAAAAGCTTCTATCCCATCAGTGTCTGGTAAGGTACAAGACCTATTCGAGATCGTATCTCATGTAGTTCGTGCCAATGACATTAATGAAATCCCTGCCCTTATTGAACCTACTGGTGGATACAACTCTGCTATCGATACAGATGCACAGTTAATCAGAGGAACAAAAGAGAAATATAAGCAAGAAATCACTGACTGGTTAGGTGAAGAATATAATGGTCTTGGTTACGATACAGCACTATGCTACCGTGATACAGGATATATCATCGACGCAGTTGCAGAAGACTTGAAATATGGCGGTAACGCTGGAACAGTAAATGCGGCTTCTTACTATTGGGATGCGGCTCTTAATATCTTACCATACGATCAGCGTATGCCTACAAGATTAGCATATCTACACCTTGCTGATGTTGTTGAAGATGTTATCACAGAAGAAGTTGTGTTGCCAGTATTCGGTGCTACATTCACACCAACTGATGCTACATATGACCCAACAACTGGTGTCTTTGTTGCAACTATTGGAACACATACATTAACTACTGATGATCACATTTGGTTCACACCAGAAGGTATTACATTCTCATGTGATAATGGTAGTGGCGTACAAAATGATGCGGCTCCACAAGCAGGTCATCCATTCTTTAACAAAGCATGTCCAATTACTGGCGTAACAGCAAATACTATCACGTTGCAAGTTGGCGTAGCAGGGTCTTACACAGGCGCACATACTTTCGTAAGCGCACTAGCAGATGCTATTAAAGAAGTCAAAGGAAATATACTACCTCAAAATCTTTCAAATGTTGCAGGTGATGCTACAATAGCGGCTGCTGGTAAAGCACTTGTCACTATCGTAGCAAACTTAGTTGACGATGAGCCAGAGATTGAAGGTTTAGGTGGTTCTAAAGATGATGTTCTCAAGAAACGTAAAGAGTTGCCAACAGTAGTAGGCAATCCTATGATGTCTCCATCAAGAACATTTGCTAGAGAAGCACTACAAAGAAATAGAACATTTATCCAAAACGAAGTTGTTGCTTTTGTTGAGGACGAATTCTACACATTCGATGAAGCGAAATGTGCAAGAGATACAGGGTTCATTATCGACGCTGTAAGAAGAGATGTTCAAACAGGTTCCACATACAATTCTAAGTATGCTGGTAAAGCATATCGTAACGGTATGGCTGGCGCTCAAGAAGTAATTGAGGTACAGCTTGCGGAAACGATAGAAGGAATTCGCTATATACAAAAAGACATCGAAGCAAAGCTAAGCGGTGTAGCACTTACTAGAGCGACGGATTCCTTCAACAATTTAATTACCGTAATGGTAAATGACTTTACGGCTGATGGTACTAACTACAACTATGGTAACTCTGAGTTTGAAGTTTTTGCAACTAACGCATCTAATGGTATGAATGTAAACAGAGCATTCTTACAAGCAGAAGCTACAGCATGGGTAAACGTTAACTACCCATCATTGGTATACACAGAAGCTAAATGTCAAAGAGATACAGGGTTTATGGTAGATGCTGTAACCTATGATGTTAAACACAACACAAACACAGCTATGCTTGACGTTGCCAAAATTTACTTTGAAAACGGACTTTCAGCATTGTCAGTCGCGCAAAGAGCGCCTACAGTAGCACTATACACACACTTAGCTACAGTCACAAGACAAGTTCTTCTGAAACAGCCTGTAACACCTACAACGGGTAATGCAGTAGCGCAAAGTTCAGTGTTTGGTACTGTTAACGCATTGACTGCAACGAGAGCGCAAGATTTGTGGGCAATAGTTTCAGACCTTATTGTTGATAATTCCTTAATCAATATACCAGAAGCAATCGAAGTAGTTGATGGTATCGGTGAAAACTATGACTACAACGGCGAAGCCATTATAATAGATAACCAAAAAGCAACACTTGCCGCATCTATTACTACTTACCTTAAAGATAGGTTCTCTTATCTTGAGTATAGTAGAGAAAGATGTCATCGTGATGCAGGTCACATGGTTGACGCAGTTAGCCACGATATTCAGTACGGTGGTAATAGTGCAATTTGGAACAACTCACAAATTCACTTCAAAGATGGCGTAAATGTATTACCTCTTGAACAAAGAGAAGCTTCTAAGAGAGCATTTACACACATGGCACAAGTTGTACATGATGTAATACGTCAAATTGATGTTCCATTAAGAACGGGTAGAGCTTACACACCAAATACAGTAGCATACAACGCACTTGATGGTGAAATGATAATTACCCTAAGTGGTGGGCATGACTTTAAAGTTGGAGATCACGTTATGTTCCCAACTAATTCCTTCACATTCTCTTGTTTAGATGCAAGCGGTGCGGCGGTAGAAATTAGTCACCCAAGAACAACTGATCCACTACATAATAGCCCAGTAAGAATTAATGCTATTTCTGATACAACTATTACAGTAAATGCAGGTTCGGGTGGTACAGGAGCGCAGAAAGTACATACATTCGTAAGTGCCGCTAAAGGTGCTGTAGTAGAAGTTATTGGTGGTACAATTAGACAAGACAAGACTTCTCTTGTAGCTAGACGTTACATTGCTAAAGAAGCTAAAGACTTGACACTGGTTGTGGCAAATGTTGTTGCTCAAAACAACCCAACAAACTTACCAGTTCTTATCGAACCAAATTGTGAGTGGATGCTTGGATCAGATATTAAAGCTTCTGTCGATACTATTAACGAAAACAAAGTAACTCTTACTGAAGGTTTAATTAGCTTTATCTCAAGAACGTATAAAGGACTAAGTTATCCTAAACAGAAATGTCGCAGAGATGTTGGTGGTATTGTTGATGCATTATCACATGACGTACAGTACGGAACAAACTATGGTACATTGTTAAATGCTAACTTGTATTTCGACAATGCAACAAGTGTCCTACCGTTTGATCAAAGAGAACAAACAGCCGACTTCTTCTATGAATTAGGCAAACTTGTTGAGAAAGTTGTTCAAGAAACTGCAACTGATCAAGACATGTCTGGAACACCAGCTACAGCAACAGAGGGTACTACAGTCCAAATGCTTGTAAGAATTATAGAACAAGCAATACGTCGTAATGGCTTAGATGGTTTACCAGATATTCAAGAACCAGATACTTCTTGGGTAGGTCAAGACTTAATTTGGATGGGTAACGAAATTGATGATAATCTTGATAATCTAAGTGATGATATCACATCATGGATTAATCACGAATTCAATGTTCTTGACTATAACAAAGCTAAGTGTCGCAGAGACAGCGTATACATCTTGGATGCATTCAGCTATGACCTAAACTACGGTGGTAACTCAGCATCTCGTTGGAACGCAGACTTCTACTTCTGGAATAACATACTAAGAATACCAGAAGATCAACGTGTAGCAACTGCTAAAGCTTATCGCAAAATCGGTGAACTTGCTTCATTGGCTGTTAAAGGCGAATTGCCAGGTCAAGTTGTGAAACAAGGTGTTGGTGGCGATTATGAAGTACAACAGGCATATGAACTAGGATTGATTTTCTACGAAGCACTGTTTAACAACTCACCACGCAATCTCGGACCTCTTGTAGAGCCAAACTATGTTATTGGTTCAGACAAAGAGTTTAGTTTTGCTAAAGATATTCTAAACAATAACAGAACATTCTTACAACGTGAAGTACAACGCTTCATTACATCTGAATATAAATTCATTGATCTGCCTAAGACTTACCGTGATGGTGGTAACTTGCTACAAATCTTAGCGAATGACTTCGCATTTATTGACCCAGCAAATGGTGTTGAAGGTACTGATAGAGCAATGAGATCATTTGCGGCGGCGTTGTTTAACATTAACCAACAACACGTATTCCCAGTGTTTAATCCACCACAATCATTTGCTGATTGGAGAAAACTACGCTTTAAAGGAACTGTTACTGATCAGAATGCTTTAAATACGTTATCAAGTGCAGGTGGTGTTAAGAGATGGGACGCATACATCATTCCTTTGACAGGTGGTGCTAACCCAGACAACAATAATTACCTTGGTACTATCAAACATTGGACTGGTTCCGCATGGGTTACTGTTGGAGATAATAATTCCGATCTGCTTTATTCTTTCTATAAGGCTTGGGAACAAATGAAAACTTATATAAATACTAATATCGCTCCAGATCAAGCACACAGGAACATGGTGACAGAATTGATAGATAACGTACTTACAAAAAGTGTACTAACACCAGACTTCTTAGTCTTTGGTTCGTTGGTTGAATCTATTGCTCACCAGTTTAACGGTGCATCGGCAGGTGTTAACAGGAACGCTTTACCGCTGAACTTTAGAAACATCGGTGCGGCTATCGGTGCTACCGCTTCTGTTCTTTCAGAAGATGGTGGTAGAATTAGATGGTCTGGATCAGACGAATTAAACAACCAGTATTTCGCAAGAGGGTTGAAAATCAATGGTAGAACAGGACGTATCGAAGGACGTCCATTCACATCATCGGTGAGAAAACTCGCACGAAGGGCTTCTAACTCAAGGGCATCACTATAATGGCTATATATACACTCGCAACAACTCAAGCACCTGATGCCAAACCAGTAGCAAAGTCTTTTACTTTGTCTACAAATTGGCAGACAATGGTTGAAGTACCAAATTATGAAGTCCCAGAGCTAGTCTTTGGGGGTTCAACAACAGTCGAACCAGGCGTTGGCGAAATTATTTCGCCTCTTATTCTATGTAACATTACAGCAAACACAGTTACTTGTGATGTAAGAACTCATAGAGAAGACATTAACGCTGAATTCTATCTAATAAGAAATCTACAAATTCCAGCATATGATACTATTCCATTACCGCTTAACGGTCAATTCTTTAAGTCAGGTGATCTGCTAGAATTAAAATGTTCAGACAACTTAGCAGTACATGCAACGTTATCGTTCACGCTAGGACAAGCTGAAGAGGATGATGTATAATGCCGTTTAAGTCTATAAGTGGAAGTAGGATAATTGGTCAGGGACAGCCACAAGCAGTCCCAATTCAACTTGATCCAGCCCCATACACAGGTGCTATAGCTTATGGAAGCGATGGTAATGTATATGTATCAAATGGAACAGCATGGAGTAATGTTGGTTCTGGCGCTACAGGCGTACAGGGTTTGCAAGGAGATGATGGTCTACAAGGTACGCAAGGTACATATGGGCCAGGATTTAACATCATTGGTTCTGTTACCGACGTAGACGCAGGTGGTGATCAACAAGCTACACTTAATACGGCATTTGGCTCAGCTACAACAGGTCAAGGTGTTATCGACAACGCAGATGATGAACTTTGGGTTTATGATGGTTCTGTATGGGTAAACGTCGGTTCATTTAGAGGTGTTCAAGGTTTTGATGGTAACCAAGGCGTTCAAGGTAACCAAGGTACAATCGGTGAAGAAGGTATCCAAGGTTCTCGTGGTTTCCGTGGTAACCAAGGTGTACAAGGATTTCAAGGTACAACTGGTATCCAAGGTATGCAGGGTATCCAAGGATTACAAGGTTTACAAGGACCTCAAGGAACACAGGGCGTTCAAGGTAACCAAGGCGTACAAGGATTGCAAGGCGATCAAGGTGTTCAAGGTGTACAGGGTCCTCAAGCATTCCAAGGTATTCAAGGCGATAACGGCTTCCAAGGGTTCTCAGGTGATGACTCAGGAATGGTTGTTCAATATAATGTAGGACATACGTTTGTAGAGCCAAGCCCAGCTACTTCTGGATTTATGGTATTCAACTCACCAACAGCGGATACAGGCGCACTAACTGGTGCAACTAAACTATGGATTGCTGATAGCGATACATTTAATATTGATTTAACAGGTTACTTCAACGCAATAGATTTATCTAGCTCTACTAACAAAGGTTATATGAAAATCACATTACGTGATACTCCTAGTACGTATGCTATATTCTCAATACAAGAATTGGTTGATGATGGCAATTACTTTGAATTAGATGTTACTTATCTAAGTGGTAATGGTAACAAAGAAGATTTCGTTTCTGAAGATTTGCCTTCTAACCCAGGAACATATATTTCGCTACCGTGTATTGTAGCATTTGATATATCAGGTGACCGTGGTTTCCAAGGTATTCAAGGCACACAGGGATTACAAGGAGCAACTGGTATCCAAGGTGATATCGGCTTCCAAGGTGTACAAGGTCCGCAGTCGATTCAAGGTACACAAGGCATTCAAGGATTGCAAGGAATTTTAGGCTTTCAAGGTACTCAAGGTACACAGGGCTTACAAGGTTTACAAGGTACGCAATCGGTACAAGGTATTCAAGGATTACAAGGTTTACAAGGTGGAACTGGTGTCCAAGGTATCCAAGGTATTCAATCAGTTCAAGGTGTTCAAGGCGTCCAAGGTGGAGCAGGTCTACAGGGTGTTCAAGGATTACAGGGTGATCAGGGTGTTCAAGGCGTTCAAGGTGCTGTTGGGCATTACGGTGGCTTAACTTACGAGTGGGAATATCTTAATAACTCAACTGCATCAACATTCCCAGGAACTAGCAAATGGAAAATAAACAACGCTGACGTTTCATTGGCTACTGTTTTAACACTTGACGATATTCCTTTAAATAATTACACAAACGATGTCGATGAAATGTTTGATTGGCTACAAGCAATTCCAAACGGTTCGGGTTCAAAAGGTTTAATTATTGTTGAATCATTCGATGATGGAAATGGCCCAGGCGGTCACCATCAAGTAGTATACGAATTCACAAACTTTACATGGGATGGAGCAGGGCAAACATTTGGTTGGTTTGACGTTACTTATGTTGGTTCATATGGACTACCTACTCTTTCTTGGCAAACAGATGTTATTGATACATTACACCCTGCTAAGACATTAATTAACTTTGTCCCTCGTGGTGAAGCTGGTACTCAGGGTGTCCAAGGCATTCAAGGGGTACAAGGATTACAGGGTCTTCAAGGCGTACAAGGTACACAAGGTCCGCAATCAATTCAAGGTACAACTGGTATCCAAGGTATGCAAGGAACACAAGGTGCTGAGGGTGCTAGAACGTTTGTGGTTACAAATGTTGGCGCATCTGATTATCTTATAGATGGTGTAACTGAACCAACTATTCACCTTATCCGTGGGTTTACATATATCTTTGATGTAAATGCCGCAGGTCACCCATTTGAGATTAGAGTTTCTAATGGTGGTTCTGCTTTCAATGACGGTGTAACAGGTAACGCATCAGCTTCTGGTTTAATTTACTTTAGAGTTCCATTTGATGCACCTGCATCTCTGTATTATCAATGTACTGCCCATGCTCAAATGGGTGGCGATATTGTTACTTCTGATTTAGGACCTCAAGGTACGCAAGGCGTACAAGGTGTCCAAGGCGTTCAAGGTATTCAAGGGCTTCAAGGCTTCCAAGGTGCAGGTAACCAAGGTATCCAAGGACTTCAAGGTACACAAGGTATCTTTGGTGAAGATGGGGTACAAGGCTTCCCTGGCCCAATCGGACCTCAAGGCGTACAAGGAATATTAGGTACGCAAGGTACATTAGGTTTGCAAGGTCAAACTGGTAGCTTTGGCGGTATTACATTTGACTATACATTTAGCTCAGATACTGCTACATCAGACCCAGGAGTTGGTACACTTAAGTTCAATAATGCATCGTTTAGCTCTGCTGGCAACTTGTATATGGACGATAGAGATGATAACTTTACGGACATTCAACCATTCCTTAGAACCATTGATGATTCAACAAGTCCTATAAAAGGTCACTTTAAAGTATCTGAAAATGGCTCACCAGAGAACTTTGCGGTATTCACTATAACTAGTGTCCAAGAAGTTGCAGGTTATTTCAACATAATATGTTCATTTGTAAATGGTTCAGTTACTAGTTTTGCTGATGGACTCGATGTTGTAATTACCTTCGCAAGAACTGGTGATATCGGACCTGTTGGTAGTCAAGGCGTACAAGGTGTTCAAGGTGACTTGGGTATTCAAGGTCTTGATGGTGGAATTGGTACAGTTGGGGCGCAAGGTACGCAAGGCGTACAAGGATTACAGGGCGCTCAAGGTTTCCAAGGCAATTCAGGACCTCAAGGCGTACAAGGCGCAGGTGGTTTCCAAGGTGCTGATGGACAAACTGGTGATGAAGGTGAAGTCGGTGGCGATGGAGCGCAAGGTATACAAGGTAGCTTTGGTTTACAAGGCGGCGACGGTTTCCAAGGAGTTCAAGGTGTCCAAGGTGACAGAGGACTTGATGGTATTGGTGCATCAGGTATTCAAGGTAATGATGGTTTCCAAGGTGTCCAAGGACCTCAAGCGGCACAAGGTATACAAGGTATTACAGGACCTATAGGGTTTGGTGTACAGGGTATTCAAGGTACACAGGGTTTCCAAGGCGAAGCGGGCTTCCAAGGCTTTGGTGGTTTCCAAGGTATATCTGGTGAAGGTAATCAGGGTACGCAAGGAACGAACGGTTTCCAAGGTTTCCAAGGTGACAATGGTTTCCAAGGTTCAACTGGCGAAGGTAATCAGGGTACACAAGGTTTCCAAGGTGCTGCTGGTATTGGGGATGAAGGTCTTCAAGGTATCGGTGGTTTCCAAGGTACACAAGGAATTGTTGGTGGTGACGGTGGAACTGGTTTACAAGGATTTACTGGTTTCCAAGGTTTCCAAGGCTTCCAAGGACTTGTTGGTGGCTCTGGTGATGGTGGCGCACAGGGTACGCAAGGTATTCAAGGTGACTTAGGCCAAACAGGACCTCAAGGTATTACTGGACAGGGCGTTCAAGGTATGCAAGGAACACAAGGTGTTCAAGGTGACTTTGGTATTCAAGGTGCTATCGGTGGTGGTGTTCAAGGTTTCCAAGGTACAGAAGGCTTCCAAGGGGATTATGGTTTCCAAGGTACTCAAGGTGTTCAAGGGCCAGGTAATGAAGGTGGTGTTGGTAACTTACAAAACATTCACACATCTCCATTACAAGACACAGCATTGTTCATTCCATTCTTTGAAGCAGGGGCTGATCAAAGACAGCTACTTGCTACATTAGGACCTAACCCAGGTGGCGAACAAAACTTCTTCTATACATCTAACGTTGATGAACTTTCTGTCGAAAACATTGCTGTTGGTGGTAACTTAGACGTTGTAGGTTCTGTAACAGTAGGTGGGTCATTGACTGGCATTACGTCTGATATGAACTTACCAGATGATGTATACTTTGGGTTTGGTAGTAACAATGTTGCTAAACTTGGGTTTGAATCTTTTGCTAGTAACTTCTTGATAGATATTGACACTACTACTGTTAATAATATTATCATTGAACAAAGAAGCTCAGGCAATGCTATATTCACATTCAATACAGTAACAGGTGATTTTACTGCTACGGGTGACGTCACTACAAACTCTGATGTACGACTTAAAGAGAATATTGTAGTTATTGGTGAAGCACTTGAAAAAGTAACTAATATGAGAGGTGTATACTTCAATAAGAAAAATGCACCTGATATTAAGAAGATTGGTCTGATTGCTCAAGAAGTGGAAGCAATAATACCAGAAGCCGTAACAACAGACACATCTGAAGAACACATCAAGTCTGTTGCGTATGGTTCGTTGGTTGGCTTGTTAATTGAAGCGATTAAAGACTTAAATGAAAAAGTAGAAGACATTAAGCAGTAAGATTTTTGTATCTATGAATGAAATAGGGGGGTCTAAGCTTTTAGTACCCCCTTATTTTTTATAAATAGAATAAAGCACACATATGTAAAGAGATTTAAAATGGGATCAAAAGCAAATATTTACATCGATCAGGGAACAGACTTCCGTATCTCGTTAGAGTTGTTTGACGGTGATGATGATGATTTGGTAATCAGCACTTTCAGCTTTTTTGCTGACCTAAGAAAAATGTACTCTAGCAAGAGAACAGCCGAATTTACAATAGAAAAAAACGAAAATGATATCACTCTCGTTTTAGAAGCAGATGTTACTGCTAATCTAAGACCTGGGAAATATGAATATGATGTACTGATGAGAAAATCAAGTGGTGAGATGTCTAAAATAGTTGAAGGCTTAGCTATTGTTATTCCAACGATCACGGAGGTATAACTTGTGAGCATTAAAGTTAAAGTTGGTCAGACTAAGAATATTAGAATAGTCGCGGCGGCTGAGAAAAAACCACTAATTGTTCCTGATTCGATTACACTGGGTATTGATACAGTAGGTAAATACGTAGCCCAAGTTGATGGCGGCGTTGGTATCGTTGTATCCCCAGAGAATAACATTGAAACAGCAAATCTCGTAATTAGTCACGCAGACACTTCTACTGAAGTAAGTTCTAATAATGCTGGGTTGACTTTTGCTGGTAATGTTGATATAGATACGTTTGGTCACGTTACACAGTTTTACAACAACTCATTTAACCCAACAAATTTTAGTTCTGCTAACAGCATAATCTCATCTGATGATATTACGTTTGGTAATACAGCTATTACGCTAGGTGGAACTACTACAGAAATCATTGGTCTTGACAAAATAGATGCAGGTGGTTTGGTATTAGAACTCAATACTATCACTAGCCAAGGTAGCATAGTATTACAGCCAGCAGCGAACAATGTTGTAAGCGTAGGTGAGTCACGAATTACTAATCTTCTTGATCCGATTGATGGTAAAGATGCTATCAACAAAGGTTATCTTGAATTTGAATTAGAACGTGTAGAGAACACAGTTAAGATCGTTGATGATCCGCTAATCCCAACTGACGCGACCAACAAACGGTACGTTGACAATTTGGTTCAAGGTTTCGTTGTTAGACCACAGGCACTAGCGGCTACAACTGAAGACTTGGGTGCTACGTTTGAGGCTGGTAATACTACAGTAACAGCAACTCTTACTATTCCACCAGTTAACTTCTTGTATGTTGACGATGTTACTACTTGGTCACTTGGTAAAAACCTTGTTGTTAAAGATCAGATAAATCCTCGTGAAAACGGTTCTTACGACCTTATCCAAGTTGGTTCTGCAAACACAGAATGGGTTTTTGAAAGAAGTAATTTCTCTACTAACAAAGAGTTGCCAGGTTCATATGAGTTTGTAACAGATGGTACTGTCAATGGTGGTACAGGTTGGGTTACTACTGTTAATGACGCATCAAGCTTTAGTGTTAATACAGATGATATTGTTTGGGCGCAATTCCAAGGTGAAGGTACTTTCACTGCTGGAGATGGGTTAGCTCTTAATGGTACACAGTTTAGTGTTAATACTACATTACCTCTAAATCAAATCGATCCTATTGGTGATGCTCTTACTATAAGTGGAACAGGTTCTTTAATACTTCCACAAGGCGAAACAGCCGACAGACCAACAGATGCTACTGGTTCTATTAGATTTAATTCAGATGATGGTCAATTCGAAGGATACGATGGGGTTGCTTGGGCAGGTCTTGGTGGTGTTATTGACGTTGATCAAAATACTAAGATTACCGCTGAGGATAGTCCAGGTGCTGATAACAACCAACTTAAATTCTTTACTGGTGGCTCTCTTGCCGCTATGTATGATTTAAACAATACAGCAAACTTCTATGGAAATGTAGATGTTAGTTATGGTAACATAATTCTAAATGCAATCGGAAGTGATGCAAATCCTTCTACAGCTAATACATTCGATCTTGGTACAACTAACCAAAATTGGAGAAAGTTATATGTTGATAACATTGGTGCTGATGATCAGATAGTTAAATTTGATATTAATGGTGCTATTGTCCTACCTTCTGGTACTGAAGCGCAAAGACCAGTTTCTCAAATAGGTATGTTGAGGTTTAATAATGAAGACGCTAGGTTTGAAGGATATGATGGTACAGCATGGGCTGGACTAGCAGGTTCTGTTATTGACCTTGATCGTAACACTTATATTATTGCTGAAACAGCATCTGGTGATGATAACAATGAACTTGATTTCTATACATCTGGTACTCAGAGACTACAGATTGATGAAGATGGTAATCTATTATATGGTAATAATCTTAATTCGCTTAAGCTCTATTATAACACAGGTGATATGGTTGTCAATGGTAAAGTTACATCAGATGGCAATTTATATCTTGACTCAAACAATGTTATCAATGTAAGTAACAATACAATCACAGACCTTGCATCTCCTGTTAATCCAAGAGACGCAGTTAACCTTGAATATCTGAATACACAGTTCTCATCTAAGATGATTGTTGTTGATAACGCTAACACATATCCAACATCCATCGATCTACTCCAAAACCCAACACTATCAATTGGTCGTGGTCTTGAAGTTGAGGATATTGATACTGCAAACAACGAATTAAAGATTGGTTTGGATGTTACTGGCGTTCAAGCTCAGATGTATGGTACTGATGGATTTACTCCACGTATCCGTATTACAGAAGATGGTCGTATCGATTTCGCTACAGACATCCCACTAGAGCTACAAGCCAACGCTATTCCTAACTTTACTGAAACATCTCGTGACATCATTGGTTTGATGTTTGAAGATGGTAATGCTAACAACGAAGGTATTATTGCAGTAAACGACGATGCTAACGATGTGATGAACCTCAAGGTTCGTAACTTTAACATAGAACTAGATGGCGATCTTGCAGGTGTTGCTGAAGTAACAAGAGCAAGTAATACAACTATCCAAGCTGAAATTACTGCACAGTATGTACGCTTCATCTACCCTGATGGTATTGACTCTGGCATAAGTATTGCACAGCCAAATGGTGCAAGTGCAAACGTTGCTATTGGAATAGATTATTCTCATCTTGATACAGTTTATGCTGAACTTGATGGTGCTACATTCTCTGGTAACGTATTTGCTCCAAGATACTTTGATAGCGATAACAATAATTACTACGGTGACTTTGCTGGCGAAACAAGACTTAACAATTTAAGGGTTGGTTACGGTTTAACATTCTCACAAATTGGATTTGCTGATGGGCCAGGTAGTCAGTCCACAATATACGCAAGCCAAGGCAGAATTGGTTTCCTTGACAATACGTTTAACTATGCGTCTTATTCTGAAAGATCAACTGGTAATTGGGTTGTTCAAAATGGTGACGTATTAGCTGAAAGATTTGTAGATAACGACTCCACTTCATACTTCTTGCACCCAGGTGGTACAGATTCTTACTTAAGAGCTTTAGAAATTGACGAAAACTTTAAAGTCGATAAAGTCAACATTGCTGGACGAACTATTTCAACATTGGCTAGTTCTGGATTTGATCTTATACTTAATTCAGATACAAATGAAATAGATATAAGTCAAAACATTATCAAAAATGTTGCCGATCCTGTAAATAACCAAGATGCAACAAATAAACAATATGTGGATTCTGTTGCACAGGGTCTAAGAGTTATTCCAGCAGCGCTCGTAGCTACAACTGCAAATCTTGTTGGTTCGTACAATAATGGTGCAGGGACATTCACCATTGCGGCAAACCCAACACTTGATATTGATGGTGTTACAGCTTGGGCAACTGGCTATAGGGTTCTCATTAAAGATCAAACCAACGCAGAACAAAATGGTTCATATTTACTAACTCAAGTTGGTGATTTGAATACTGCATGGGTATTTACTCGTGGTGATTATTTCAATGAATCTTCAGAAATCGCAGGTTCGTTCCAATTCGTAACTGATGGAACAACAAATAACGGAACTGGTTTCGTTGCGACAGTAACAGACGCTGAGACTTTTACTCTCGGCACAGACGATATAATTTGGCAACAATTTTCTGGTGCGGGTACATACTCGGTTGGACAAGGGCTGACATTAACAGGTACTGAATTCTCTATCACTAACCCAAACATTTTGTTTGGTGCTGATAATGGTTCCACTGATACAGTTGTATTAGGTGAGACGATTACTTTTGCTGGTGGAGAAGGCGTTGATACGACTGTAACTGATAATAACATCTCAATTGCTGTTAATGAATTAGATGGTGGAACATTCTAAACCTATATAGGTTTTACATAGAGAGGGCATAGATATGTCAACAACAATTAAACTACGCCGTAGTGCTGTAGCTGGTCGTATTCCGACTATTGCTCAACTTGAGTTGGGTGAAATTGCAATCAACACCCAAGATGGTAAGTTATACTTTAAAAAGTATGATGCTGTTGCAAATACTGAATCTATAGTTGACATTTCTGCCGATTTGGATGCAAATGCTATCCTCACTCTTATCAAAGGAGTTGACGGAGCTTCATCTGGATTAGACGCTGACTTTCTTGATGGACAAGACGGAACGTACTACCTAGATTACAACAACTTTACAAACGTGCCACCTGCAACACTTGACTTCACATTAGAAGGTAAAGTAACAGGTACTGCATTCTCAAATACTGGCATAATGACTGTTCAAACTGAACTAGCCAATACGGCGGTTACTGCTGGAACATATGGTTCTGCTTCTCTTGTACCTGTATTTACAGTTGATGAAGATGGTAGACTTACAGCCGCAAGCACAGTTTCTGTTGCTGGCGTTGACAGTACAGTGTTTACTACAGCAAACAACACATTTACTATCGGCACGGCTGATGGTGGTTTCTTCCATACTCCAATAGAAGCCTTTAACGGTATAAGCGCCAACAATGCTTTCGTAACAAATAATATTACTGTTGGCGGTCTAGTCGATGGTCGTGATATTGCGGCTGATGGTGCTAAACTCGATTTACTTGAAGATGGTTTAGACTTAACTCTAACAGGTAAAGTCACAGGTTTCGCAAGTTCAAATACTGGCGTAATGACAATCACAACTGAGTTGGCTAATACTGGTGTTACAGCCGATACTTATGGTTCTGCTACATCTATTCCTGTCATTACAGTTGATGAAGATGGGCGTATCACTACTGCGACTACAACTTCTGTTGCTGGGGTTTCCAACTTTAGTTACGAGTCTTCTAATAACAGCATAATTCTTCAAACTGGTGATGGTTCATCCTATATTGCACCTATTACTAGCTTTGACTTAAACACTGACTTTGGTGGGGGCATTGATGTAACAGGTGATATTACAGTTACTGGGAATGTTGATGGTAGAGACGTCTCAGTTGATGGTGCTAAACTTGATCTGATCGAAGATGGTGCTACGGCTGATCAAACAGCGGCTGAGATAATGACAGCAATCCAAACAGTTGATGGCGCAGGTACTGGACTAGACGCTGATTTACTTGATGGACAACACGCATCGCAGATTATTGCTTCGGCAGTTGGTCAAGCTAATGCTAACGTTGGTAATGGATTAGTTAGTATAACATCAGGTGGCGGCTTAACAGGTAGCGGTAGTTTTAATCTAAACGATAATGGCAATACAGCTATTACGATAGAACACACTGATACTTCAAGCGTAACAGACCTTGCACAAGCAAATGGAAATGTATTACAGGGTATAACTTTTGATACCTTTGGACACGTACAAACAGTAGGTTCTATTGATCTTGATGGCAGATATTATACTGAAACTGAATTAGATGCAGGTCAGTTAGACAATAGATACTATACTGAGACAGAATTAGATGCAGGTCAGTTAGATAATCGTTATTATACCGAAACTGAATTAGATGCAGGTCAACTTAATAACCTTTATTATACTGAGACAGAATTAGATGCAGGTCAGTTAGACAACAGATATTATACCGAAACTGAATTAGATGGTGGACAGCTTGATGGTAGGTACTACACAGAAACAGAAGCAGACAGTAGGTTTGTAAATGTTACTGGTGATACAATGTCTGGTAAGCTTATTGTTAATAATGACATTGAGCAACAACATTCTACATTTATTTCTAAAACAGCTACGACAACATCTACAACACAAACTAACATTTTAACTGTACCACATACAGCATTCGGAAGTGGCGACATTGTGATACAAGCCAAAACAGGTTCTGTTAGACACATAACTAAGTTATTAGTTACACATGATGGTGCGACTGCTATGGGTACTGAGTTTGGTTCTATTTCAACATCTGGGGCTGATCTTGCTTCATATGATGTAGAGATATCAGGTCCTACGCTTGTTATCAAAGCTACAGCCGCATCTGCAACTTCTACAACATATAAAATATCAGGAACATTAATTGCTTCTTAATTTGTTATAAATACAATAAAGCACGAATAAGCCTAATCTGGGGAGAGTGAACCAAATGGCAAATGACAAGAAATTTATAGTCAAGAATGGTCTACAGACCAACCAAAATGTACTTATTGGTACATCAACTGATGATGGCACTAACAAACTACAAGTGACTGGAAGCTCTAAGCTATCTGGCAAAGTAGAAGTTACACAAAGCACAGTAGCAACACCCACACTATCAATCACAAACGATGGTGGTAATGGTGCAGTTGTTGCCAGTTTTGAAGGCAACACTAACAGTTTACAAGTTACTAATCCATCATCAGGCGATTATTCATTAATAAATGGTAACAATGGTCTTACGTTCAATGCCTCAACTGATGGCATAGAAGTTACTTACAATTCATCTACTGATCTTGAATTTAATTCATCTGGTATAGACTTCAAACGCGCACCTACAGTTAATGGTGATGTTATTTGGTATGCTGGTAATGATGGTTCGGGTTCTGGACTTGATGCTGATCTACTTGATGGAATTGATTCACTCCAATTCCTACGAAGTGATGAAGATGATACGTTTGACGGTAACCTTGTCATTACTGGCAATCTAACTGTATCAGGTACTACCACATCTATTAATACAGAAGAAATTCTACTTGCTGATAATTTAATTACACTTAATAGCAATTACACTGGTTCTGCTCCTAGCGAAAACGCTGGTATTGAAGTGGAACGTGGAACACTAACAAACCCATCTCTTGTATGGGACGAAACAAATGATTGGTGGAAACTAAACGTTAATGGTTCAGATTTAGGTCGTATCATCACAACGGCTGATGAAGGATCGGGTAATAACTTTGATGCTGATACAGTTGACGGATTAGAAGCTTCACAGTTCATTCGTTCAGACGTTAATGACGTTGCAACTGGTAACTTAGAATTTGAAGGCACAGTTGCCATCGGTAACGGAACTGGTTCGGCACTGCTTACTATGCGTGGTGCAGGTAATAATAGAGTTCTTTCATCAGACAATGGTAAAATTGGTTTCCTTGATGGAACCTTTGCTTATCAAACATATTCAGATTTAAATGGTGATTGGACTGTAGGTCGATATAACATTGCTGAAAGATTTGTCGATAAAGATGATGCTAACTACTATGTAGAGCCAGCAGCGAACTCAATAGTTAATGCTATTGGTATTGATGCTGATCTGTTCCATAATGGAAATGTTGATACTAAACTATCCTTTGATACGGATACGATAAAACTTGATACTGATGGAACAACAAGAGTAACAATTACTAACACTAGTGCTTTGTTTGCTAATGATGTTAGTGCGCCTCGTTATTTAGATAGTGGTAATAACGCATATCTTGGCGATTTCGCTGGGACGTCAGTAATGAACACAATTGGAATTGATAGTGATCTTTTCCACAATGGCGATACAGATACAAAACTTTCTTTTGGTACAGATACTGTTACTTTAGAAACAGGTGGTTCTGCACGTTTGACAGCTACTGATACGGCTGTAACTGCTAGTGTTGATCTAATCGCACCAAGAATGTTAGATTCTAGTGATAACGCATATCTAGTTGACCCAGCATCTACTTCTGTATTAAGTCGTATCGATATTGACGATTACGTTCGTCACAATGGTGATACTAATAGCTACTTTGGCTTTGATACACCAGACAATTATGTACTATATCTTAATGGTGCAGAACAATTGCGTGTCACAACTGGCGGTGCAACCTTTACAAATGATGTATTTGCACCAAGGTTTGTTGACTCAGGAGATAACAATTTCTACGCCGATCCTGCTGGCACTTCTGTATTTAATGATCTTGGAATTAACGATCAATTATTCCACAATGGCAATACAGGAACTAGCCTTGCTTTCGGTACAAACACCATCAACCTATCTACTAATGGATTAAGTAGAGTTGCTATCAGTGATACAGAAGTTTTATCTTCGGTACAAGTTCGTGCGCCAGTATACTACAGTCCAACTGGAACTACATACAAATTAGACCTTGACAGCACTACAACCTCTATGGCAGTTAATGCTAAAGTTCTTATTGGTAACGTTGGTGACTCTGTAAGAACAAATGACACAACAGGCGAAGGTGGTATTACACTTGCCCCGTATGGTGCAACTGCTGGAACTTCAAATCCTTTAATGTCAATTTCTGGCGGTGCAGGTGGATTACCTTTAACATCATTAAATAAATTTGGAATGGGGAACAACCCATATGCAGTTGGCAACCTAATTAGCGAAACTAGAGTTGGTGGAACTGTTGCAACTACCCTTAGAGGCGATTCTTTTGGTAACATGTATCAAGTTATCGACAACGATAAAGTTTTCTCTATAGCAGACGCAAGTGCAAACTTCTTATTGTCAGTTAATGCAACTGATAGTGACGTTATTATTGGCGATCAATCAGCTACATATGCAACTATGGACGCAACCCCAGTAGTTGGTTCGAAAACAAACAACGCCCTTCACGTAACTGGCTCAGTACAACTAAACAGTAGCAACGACGCATTTGCAGTTGGTTCTGGGACAGCTACATTCCTTAAAGGTGATGAGCTAGGCTTTGGATCAGGTGGTGGTTTCTACATGGACGATGCCATTACTGTAAAAGTTCGTGGAAACAAAGACGTTTCTACATCTGGTGATATGTTAGCCGCTAAATTCGAAGACTTCAACGATGCTACTTTCTTTGGTAACTTTGCGGCGGCGTCAAGAATGAACACTATCGACATGACTGGTACACTCAGACATGATGGCGATACAAATACAAACATTGGTTTCCCAGCAAACGATCAAATTGCTTTAACAACTGGTGGCACAGCAAGACTTACTATAACTGATACCGCTATTACAGCATCAGTTGATATAGTCGCACCTCGCTACTTAGATGGTGACGATAATACTTACTACGGTGACTTCGCTGGAACCTCAGTAATGAACAGAATTGATCTTGACGATTACATTCGTCATAATGGCGACACTAACAGTTACTTTGGTTTC